TTGGCCGCTTCGTCGGCCGGCACGGTGCGCTGCTGGTGCGGCGCGAGCGGCGCCGGCGCGCCGTCGACCTGGTGCTGGCAGGCCTGCCAGTCCGCGCCGTTCTCCACGCGCTGGGCGCAGTGCGCGCACGTCGCGCAGTACCGTTCGGGTTCGTTCATGCCAGTAGCAGCGCCAGGAGCGCTTCCTCTTCATCAAGTTGGGCAGCGCGCAGCGCCGCGATCGCCTGGGCCTCGGCTTGCATCTGCTGGATCCGAAACAGCACCTGCGCCAGGAACAGCTGCGACGGCTCGGCCGCCGGCGGCAGCACCGGGCGCTGCGCCAGCCATTGCGCCATCAGCGTTTGAAACAGCACTTGGTTGCCCGTGCCGAGCGCAAGCTGTGCCGCCTCGAGCTCGATCACCTTCGCGCGCCTGGCCGCCCTCTCCTTCTTCGGCTTCACGCGCCGCTCGGACCGCGCTTCCAGGATGCGCTGCATCAGCGGCTTAAACGACACCTCGCGCGGGCCGCCCATCTCGAAGCCGCCCAGGCGGCCGGTCGGCGGCGCTGGCGTGCCCACGCTCGGAGCCCCGACCGCCTCGCCGCTCGCAATGCCCGCGGCGTTGATCGCGGCCGCCATTGCCGGGCTTCCGAACGCCGCTGCCGACGGGATTCCAGCCGCGAAGATCCCCGCGCCACCGACCACCGGCGCGCCGAACGCCTCGGCGCTCGGAACGCCGGCGACGGCGATGGCCGCGGCCAGCGTCGGCGCGCCGATGGCGGCCGCAGAAGCAATGCCAGCAGCAACAACGCCAGCGCCGATGACAGGCGACCCGAAGGCCTGGGCCGTCGCGATGCCGGCGGCGGCGATGTCGGCGCCGACCTTGGGCGTGCCAACCGATGCGGAGCTGGCCACACCGGCCGGGGCAACACCAGCTCCGATAGCAGGCGATCCGACCGCCTCCCCGCTCGCAATCTGACCGGCGCCGGTGATGCCGCTGCCGCCAGCCGAGACCGATTTCAGGCCGAAAACCATCATGGCCGCCGCGTTTCCGGCGCCAGGCGTATAGGTGATCGATGCCGTCAGCGCGCCGGTCCCGCTCAGCGCCTTGTAGTAGATCGCTCCACCGTAGTAGTCGGTGTTGTTCGGCTCCGAGCTGATCTGCGTGAAGCCGGTGCTTTCCGGGTAGCTGATCGGCACACCCGACGTGTCGCAGGCCATGCACAGCACCGCGATCGTGTCGGCTGCGTCGAAGGTCCCCGAGGTCAAGGTGTACGGCGTCGCCGTGTCCGTGCCCTGCGCAAGCGATCCGGCGTCGACCTGCAAGGTTTTCCCGCTGTCGGCCCACTCGGTGAAATCCATGCCGGGGTACGTGCCGGCGCTGAACGCGAACCCGCCGTAGTGGCCCGCGCCACCGACACCGTTTTCGCACTTGAAGACGTGCAGACCGGTCAGGAGCGCAGTTTGCTGCGTGCCGACGCGCGTGTAGGCATTCCCCTTGCTGTCCGGCGGACAGGTGACCGTGATGCCCGGATCGCATGCGACCCGCTGAATGAACGTGCTGCCCGTCGCGGCCGAAGTGAACGCGCTGGCAGAGGTGTCGACCGCCGTAATGTTGCTGCCGTGCGCCGCGGCGCTGTGAAGGACGGCAGCGGCCACGGCTTACAGCTTGAAAATCTTGTTCGCGCCGTTGTCCCATGTGATCGGCACGGCCTGGCCCGCCGCCGGCGTGAACGGCAGGCCGCTGGTGGGCGTGTCGATGTACGCGATCAGGCGCGCCGTCGAGTCCGTGCCGGTGTGCTGGAAGATGGCCAGCGCATTGCAGGCCACCGCCGCCGTGGCGGTCAGCGTGGTATCGGCGGCGTCGACTACACCGTTCGTGTACGTCTTCGAGGTCAGCGCCGCGGTGCGCCCGTTGTCGTTGCCCGAGGTGATGTCGGACAGGAACTTGTGCGCCGCGCTGAAGGCGTAGGCCGACTTCACCAGCATCGCGCGCACGTCGCCCGTGAGGTCGACGGTGCGATCGGCGATGCCTTCGCGGCCCGGATCGTAGAGAACGTTTGCCATGTTGGCTCCTTATTGAAGGCCGACGACGCGGCCCGATTCGTCTCGCACCACCTGGCGCATGTGCTGGCCGTGCCGCACGCCGGCCACGTTGCCCGCGGCATCGCGCACGACCACCTTCGGGGCCTGCTGCTGCTCGACCAGCGACTGCAGGAGGCCCAGCACCGGCGCGATCGGGTCCGGCTTCTGGAAGACGTCGCCCGTCTCGCCATCGATGTCGAAGCCCTCGGGCACCGTGTCCGGGTGCGCGATCCGCGCTGCAATCAGGGACGTGCGGTTGTCCGCGTCGATCTGGTAGGCCTGCAGTTGCAGCTTCACCAGCTCGAGCTCGTGGCCGTACGCGGCCTTCAGGCGCTCGCGCTCGGCGTCGCGCGCATCGTTGGCCGCCTGGATGGCCAGCGCGTTCTGCTGGTCGCGCTCCTTCGCCTGGGCCTCGAACTGGGCCCGCTGGGCATCCAGCGCGGTCTGCTTGTCCAGCTTGGCGGCCTCGCTCTGCGCCTTGATCTGCGCGACCATGACGGCGGGCGGCGGCGGCTCGGGCGGCTTCGTCGGCAGGGGCTTGTTGCCCGGGTCGGTCAGGAAGTCGCCGACCGCCTTGATGCCGCCCAGCTCCAGGAGCTTGGCGTGCGTCTTGTAGATCTGCTGGGGCGTGACCATCATCGGGCCCAGCGGCGAGGGCGCCAGCTGCATCTGCAGGTTCGCCACGCTGCCCAGCACCGCCACCAGCTTCTCGGTGTCGCCCGTGCCCGTGCCGACGTTGCACGTCATGTCGTAGCCGTCGCGCCAGTCGTTCGGGTCGTAGCGCACGAACTTGCCGCGCAGCTTGAAGGCGACCGGCTCCATGTCGCCTTCGCTCAGCAGGTGCCGAATGCCCTTGAAGGTCGGCTTGACGATGACCTCGCCCAGGATCCGGCCGATCAGCTCGACGCGCTTGGCCGCCGCGCTGTTGAGCATGAGCGCCTCGCCCATGGTGCGGTCCTGGCGCAGCGCGTTCGGGTCCTGGCCCTGCTGGCTCTTGTTCACGCCCGTGCGCTTCTCGCCCATCGTGTCGACGTATTCGAGCAGCGGGAACATGTCGCCGCCGACGAAGGGGATCACGTCGCCGCCCAGCGCGTTCAGGCTCTTGATGCGCACGATGCCGCCTGGCCGGCCGTCCAGAAGGTCGTCGATGTCGGCCTGGGGCGCGCCGTTGGCGTCCATCAGCACCGTCTTGCGCGGGTTGTTGGCCAGCGTGGCGTTGTCGAGCACGGCGCGCGTCAGATCGGTCTTGATCTTCTGCAGGTCGCTCATCATCTCGGCGACGCTCATGCCGTCCCAGGTGTGGGGGACCAGGATGGGCGAGCCGGTGGAGATCGGGACCTCGTCGCATTCCTCGTTGCTGAGGATCAGGTCCTTCAGGCGGTAGACGCAGCGGCGCTCGGCGATGCCGTCGCCGTCGTGGTCCACCAGGACCCATTCCATGCGCATCCAGCCCTCGGTCAGGGTCTCGTCGTCGGACGCCAGCTGCGTGTTGTTGGGATCGATGTCGTCGATCTCGCCGCGGCGGTTCAGGCGCTGGTCCGCATCCTCCGAAGAGCTGTCGGGCTTGGTGCTGGCGGCCAGCTGCTGCGCCGTCACGTCCGCGAAGCCCATCTCGTGCAGGTCGGACAGCGACACCTCGAGGTCACGCGCCACGTAGGGGCAATCGTCCAGCAGCGGCGACGTCCAGTTGCGTTGCACGCGCAGGTGGTTGGGGTCGAAAGCCTCGACCTTGATGGTCTTGCGCTCGACCACCTTCGACAGGCGCACGTTCATGAGCGTCTGCATGACCGGCCGGCCGTTCGCATCCAGCACCGGCAGGCCGCTCACGCGGTCGACCAGCGGGCCGCCCTGCACCTCCTGCTGCCGCTCGATCTTGTCGGCGCCATGCTGCTGCATCAGCAGCTGCAGGACCTCCTGCGACGGCACGCCGTCCAGGCGGATCACGCTCTTGGCGCGGCGCGTCTCCTTGCGCCAGTGCGTGCAGCCGTTCTTCACGGTCAATGCGTCCTTGAAGGCCTCGTAAAGGACCATGAACCCGTTGTTCTGCTGGTAGAACACGTAGTTGCACGTGTCCGTCGCCTGCTCGGCGCCCTCGGCATCGGCGTCGCTGGTCGGGCTGAACTCGACCGCACGGTCGTTGCTCAGGAACATCTTCAGCAGGTCCGGCAGGATCCATTCGACGGTGTCCTGCACCTCGCTCGTGACGGTGTGCGACCAGCCCTCTTCCTCGTTGCCGTATGGACGACGGAAGTACTCCCGCTGGGCCCGGCTGCGCTCGTGCGCGAGC